AATGCAAATACAAACAAAACAATTCATGGTATAATATAGACAGTGAAAGGGACAGAAAAACCTTTCAGAATATGATTGGATGGGAGATAAGGAAATGAAAATTTTAGTAGCCTGCGAAGAAAGCCAGGCAGTAACGATTGAACTACGGAGGCTAGGTCATGAAGCTTACAGCTGTGACATTATACCATGTTCTGGCGGACACCCGGAATGGCACATCATGCAGAACGTTCTACCTTTGCTGAATGGGAACTGCAGTTTTAAGAACATGGACGGGAGCGAGCAAAGCATTGAAACAACATGGGACATGATTATAGCGCACCCTCCCTGTACTTTTCTTACAGTCGCCGGAAATAAGTGGTTTAAACCCGAATATAAAGACCGTTTTCCGTATCGCGAAAAACAGCGCGAAGATGCTGTTGAGTTTTTCATGAGTATTTGGAAAGCCGATTGTGAAAAAATCGCAATCGAAAATCCTCAAGGAATTATGTCCAGCAGATTCAGAAAGCCCGACCAGTATATAGAGCCGTACATGTTTGGGGACAGAGAAAAAAAGAAAACAGGATTGTGGATGCGTGGGTTGCCGAGACTGAAACCAACAAATATTGTTGAGCCGATAATCATAGAGTGTGCGAGCGGTGCGAGAGAACCGCGCTGGCATATGGAGACTATGCACCTACCTCCGAAAGAACGTTCAAGGATGAGAAGTAAAACATTTCCCGGCATTGCAAAAGCCATGGCAGAGCAGTGGGCTGGAGACATACGGTATGAAAAATTAGTTTAACCGTTTTATACAAATGATAAAGGAATGGGAGGAAAAAGAAACGTATGAACACAATGCACGATTTAGTAATTATTTCGGAATGCGGTAGAAAGTTGGAGATACTACAATGAAACTCAAAAAAGAACACATTGCAATTTTAAACGAAACGGCGAAAATAGATTTTGATAGCGCAATGCAAATGGTAGATGGTGTAAACATGTTGTCGGAAGTTGAATATGGTTTTGTTCATATGAACGAAGATGAATACAGGTTGGTTTATTGGGAAGATGGCATTTTAAAAGATGCATATAAGAATTGTGAGGATTAAAATGCTGGTTATCAGTTTAACTAACCTTATAAAGATGCTCGTATTAGCGTATATATTGGGAATTTTAACGTTTGTTATTATTGTGTTTTTAATTTCAAGGAAGTTGTGATAAAATGTACGAAGATTTCGTAATGGGGCTACGCTCCATAGGGTTAGGTATTATTTTAGGGTTGTTCATTTTAGCCATTCAAGCCATTGTAATTCAATTTATACACAAAAAAGATATAGAGGATAGAACCGAAGAAAAAGTTAAAATTATCAGATGTAGGGACTGTAAACATTTTTATTCGACTATTAAAGGGTATGAATGCCGAAATTGTCACGGGCTTAAAAATCCGAATCTTTATGATTTTTGCAGTAGAGGGGAGAGCTTATACAAATGATAGATATAGGTTTAACAAATGCACTTGCGCAAATAAGGGATGCTTTATATGAAATTTCCGATGCATTAAAAGATGCGAAAGAAGCAGAAGATATTTCTAATAAATGTGAAAACTGTTCATACAAAACATATTATGAGCAGGGATATATTCTCGTCAAAAACGGCAGAAATGATTAAAAGGAGGGTTGACGATTTAATAAATGCCGTTTATAATAAATACACACAAATTATAAAAGGAGTTATTAAAATGAAAGTAAAGATTTTTGAGGGTAGAATTTATAGCGTAGTTAAAAAAGTTGAGGATAATATTTTGGTGCAGACTATCGATGGGCTTTACAGGAATGATGCAGAATTCAAAAAGGCCATGAAAGCGCGTGGCGAAAAGTTTGTTGGAATTGCAGATAAAGAAGCGGTTTATAATATCTATGAAATCTCTCCCGATGCTGTAAAAGAAAACGGAACGCTTGTAACTGAATAAAATTTAGAATGGAGTATTAATAATGGCTTACAAAAAGAAAGCAGAGACAAAAGAACGTGTAGAAACAATTTTCGATGTAAAAGGCGAATTGACTTTCTGGGTAAAAACAGGGAGTAACGGAAAACTTTACGCTTCCACTTCTGTTAAAAACAGTGATGGAGACAGAATGTTTTATTCTGTTTATTTCCGAAAAGATGTTGATTTGACCGATTTTGATGATGGCATGAATAAAATCAACGTTAAGTCCGGTTTTATCACATGTTCTAAAATCGGCGAAAGCGTTCGCCCGAAAATTATGATTTTAGATTTTGAGTAAGAGAAAAACAGCGCCCCGGGTAACCGGGGCGCACTATTTAGAAAGTAGGTGTTGATAAATGAAATACACCGCTGGGAATTTAAGAACAAGGGATATCGACAAAGAAATTCGTGCTTATAATAGACGTTTGCTACAACTACAATCGAAAAATGAAGCGTTTAAGATTCTGGATACGCTAACGCGCACAGAAGTAATGCGCGGAAGAACCGATGCAGAAATAGCGCGGGAACTGAACCGTTTACAAGAATTGGCAAAACCAGAAAAACAGAAAATGGTAAAATACAAAGCGGGGAGCAGTTTAGAAGTTCCGCTATTTGTTCGCGAACAAGTTGAACGAGCTATTAAAAAAGCGAATAAGCAAACTACGAAAAGGTTTGAAATTCTGGAAGCACAGCACAGAGGCTCATTCTATACGATTGAACAAGAAAGTTTAAGGCCCATTACAAAAGGTACGGGAAGAACGCTGATGGAAGTTAAAAAGAGATTGGAGACTGCACAAAATCGTGGGCGTAGCGGCTATTTAACATTTATGGATGAAAAATACAAAAGAAACTATATTAAAGCCATTCAAAACAATTTCGGTGCGGCTGGTGATAAGTTAGTTGACAGGATAAGTAAAATAAACGGTACAGCTTTTTATTTCGCAAGTCAAGACCCTTTCTATGGTTCGTATCTTGAAATTGAATATTCTTACGGTGAAGAAGCTATAAATGCTATGATAAATAAAATTGAAAATGCTTTGACGGTTTTAAATTTGTAATGTTTACGGCAGACTATGAGACCACAACAGATAAAAATGATTGCAGGGTTTGGGCTTGGGCTGTATGCGAAATAGGTGTTATCGATAACATTGTAATAGGAAACAGTATAGAAAGTTTCTTTGAAACATGCGAAGAAAGTGGAAATTTAATTTTATATTTCCATAACCTTAAATTTGACGGTGAATTTTGTATCAGTTATCTATTAAAGCATGGATATGAATATGTTGAAAGTAAAAAATTGTACAATAAGCAATTCAATGCGCTTATATCTGACGACGGGCAGTTTTACAAAATAAAGATACGGTTTGAAAATGGGAACAGTTTAGAATTGCGCGACAGTATGAAACTGTTAAATTATTCAGTTGATGAAATTGCGAAAGCTTTCCATTTGGATATTCAGAAACTTGAAATTGATTATAATGTTCCACGTGGAACAAACCACATTTTGACAAAAGAAGAAACAGAATATTTGAAACACGATGTTCAAATAATGTCACTTGCGTTAGATAGAATTTTTAAAATGGGCTTTGAAAAATTAACGCAGGGTAGTTGTGCATTAGAAGATTTTAAAAGTATCATTGGGAAAAAGAGGTTTAGAACGTTGTTTCCTGAACCGAATTACGACAAGGATATCCGCAAAGCCTATAAAGGCGGGTTTACCTACTTGAATCCGATATACGCCGATAAAGATGTAGGCGAGGGGAATGTATTCGATGTGAACAGTTTGTACCCATCGCGGATGTATTACTGCGATTTACCATGGGGCGAGCCGAAATTTTATGAGGGCGAATATAATTACGATTCAGAACGCCCCCTATATATTCAGCTGTTTAAATGTGAGTTTGAATTAAAAGAGGGATATTTGCCGACAATTCAATTAAAAGGGAATAGCCGCTTTGTGCAAACAGAATATGTATCTTCAAGTAATGGGGATATCGTTCCGCTTTGTTTAACAAATGTAGATTTTGAGTTGTTTTTAAAACATTACAATGTTTACAATTTAGAATATATTCGCGGCTGGAAATTCAGAGCTTCAAAAGATTTGTTTAAAAAGTATATAGATAAATGGATGCAGGAAAAAATAAAAGCTGGGAAAGAGCATAATCCCACCATGCGGAATTGGTCAAAAATTATGCTAAACTCTTTATATGGTAAATTCGCACTTGACCCTATATGTGCGAAAAAGCATCCGTATCTTGATAAAGGAATAGTTAAATACAGGACTTCCCCACCGGAGACAAGAGAAGCGTTGTATCTTCCGGTAGGTGCTTTTATAACCGCGTACGCGCGCAGATACACGATTGAAACCAGTCAGAAAATAAAGGAATACAGTATGAAAAAATATGGCGTTGACATGTATATTTATAGTGATACTGACAGCATCCACACAACACTTCCCCTAGAAGATGTGAAACAGTTTATTGAAATTGACGATTATAAATTGGGTGCATGGGCACACGAAAGCCATTTTACAAGGGCACGATTTTTAAGGCCGAAAACATATATTGAAGAAATAGATGGTGAATTACATGTCACCTGCGCGGGGTTGCCCGATAAAGGGAAAGAACAGGTTACATGGGAAAATTTTCATCCGTGCGCAACGTATACTGGAAAACTTATGCCGGTGCATGTTGACGGGGGTATCGTACTTGTTGATAAAGAGTTTAATATAAGGAATTAAATATCCATATTTGAACAACAAAAATCCATGGTATAATTTGTAGATTACAGGTATGATTATAATAGGATTTACAGGAAAATGTAAATACTATTTACAGCGGAGTGCAACGGGTGAAACCGACCGTCTGTAACATCGGGCCTTGCAAGCTATATTATTTCTGCCTGTAAATCCTGTTGAGGTGATTTAATGTACTACGACATAAATAATACGTTATCGTACAACGCACTTTTTAATATTGTGCTTGGGGGTCGTGGAATTGGGAAGTCCTATCAATGGAAAATCAAAGCGGTACGGGACTTCCTGAAAAAGGGTAAACAATTCGGGTACATTCGTAGGTATAAAGATGAGTTGCTAAAAACCGCAGATACGTATTTCAACGACATCATTAAAAACCAAGTTTTCCTGGATACGAAAATAGAATACGATGGTGGGCAATGGTATATCAATGAAGAATTAGCCGGATACACTTTCGCATTAACGAAAGCAAGCGATTATAAATCAAGTGCGTTTCCCGATATTTCAAATTTGATTTTTGAAGAATTTATAATTGATAAGCCGCATTCATCTTATTTGAGAAACGAGCCGTTTTTACTTTTTGACCTGTATGATACAATAGCAAGAATGCGTGACGATGTTATCTTATTTATGCTTGGCAATGCAATTTCAATGGCTAATCCCTATTTTATACAGTGGGATTTATCATTACCGAAAAACAAAAATGCAGTTGTAAGGGACAATATTTTATTACAGGTCGTACCAACAAGCGCAGAATTTAAAAGAGCAAAAGAAAATACAAGATTTGGGCAAATGTCGCGTGCCCTTGGATATGCAGAATATTCTGTGGATAATAAATTCTATTTGGATGATGAAGCTCAGATAATGAAAAAAGGGAAAAACACGCGGTTTTATTTTACTCTTGTTTGGAGGGACAAAAAATACGGCGTGTGGTTTGATTATGATACAGGCATGACGATTATATCATACGACTACGACCCTTACAACACATTGGTTTTTACTCCAGACAAAGAAAGTATTAACAAGTCGATTCAATATGTAAAGCAGTATGAAAGGCATCCATTCTTTAGAAGAATAAAAGAAGCGTTAGAAACTGGTACACTAGCATATGAAAATGAAAAAATTCAGCATGAAATTAAAAGCATGTTGAAAATAATTATTTAAAGGAGAAAAAACAATGGCTTACACAACTTGGATTACGGCTAACCCACTTGTAAATGTCACGCAGGTTTTTGGAGGTTCGCACCGCGGGAAAGACTGGAATACGCGGGATGCTTCCGGCGTGATGGGTGATACGATGGTGCGTGCGATTGGAACGGGTGAAGTTGTTCGCAGTGAGTACGGGACGGGGGGCAATTGGTCTTGGGGGAATTTCATTGCGATTTACTATCCGGCTCTTGACCGCACAGTGCTGACTGCACACCACGCGGAACGCCTTGTTAAAGTCGGAGATTCTGTTTCAGCTGGAACACCTATCGGAAACTTCGGAATGACTGGTAATACAAACGGCCCGCACTGCCATGAAGAATGGCACGTTGGCCGCGGGATTACAAATAATCTGGTAACACCCGAAGATGGTTTCCCAAATATTGTTGGGCGTTATAAAGTAGAATATGGGGGAGGTGAGCCACCTATGCCGGGCGAATTTACTGCAAATATTCTGATTGTTGTTTTCGCCGAAAACGGACACACAATTAACAGTCCTGCAAGCAATGACCCTGAAAATTATGTTTACTTTGGTAATAAAAGGAAGTTTCGCGTGAAGCCGGATGACCTTAACAAAGTACAGGAGTTTGGAAGCTGGAATTATTGGCAGGATATTACAGACGTAGCCGTCCTTAAAATCTTTAACAAAGATTTGAGTGATCTTCCAAATGTGTGAAAAGCTGAAAGCGCTTTACATTGAAAGTTACTACAACTATCAAAAAGCAAGTGCCAAAGAAGTGGGAATTATGTACGGGATATTTCTAGGTGTAAGAAAATGCTGTAATATTTTGTATTCACAAAAGACTGTTGCAGATTTCCAAATTTTAGCAAATGAATTTGCTAATAAAAGGGTGTGAGAAAAATGGATTACACGGTAATGACACAGATAGTTAGTACGCTCGGATTTCCGATTGTAATGTGCGGCGTTCTTGTTTGGCTTAACGTCAAACAGATGAACGCACATAAGGAAAGCGAAGAAAATTTCACGCAGGCTTTATCAGACAACACAAAAGCGTACATCGAGCTCAAAGAAGCGATTACAAATTTAAAGTTAAAGGAGGATATTAAAAATGAAACTCAGTGAAGCACGAGAATTCATTGACAGGCTTTATAACAGTGAGGATGGATTTACGGACGACATGCGCGAAGATTTGCGCAGGTTGCACGATAGTGAAGATGAGCAAGAGGGAATGGAACGTTACTGGAAAGAAATGTCCGATAAAATGGACGAAATTTCCAATGCGTTTAAGGATTTTAAGCGTGATTATGTTACCCGGGTTTTGACTGGCCGTGATGCTGTTAGAAAGCATGTTGAAGATTTGAAAGACGATGATTTTGATGATATTAAAGATGAAACGGAAAAGATTAAATCTATTTTTAATGAGGAGGTAATTGAAAAATGAAAAGTGCAAAAGTTTTGACAAATGTAACCAATAATACGCCACAGATTTTGACCGCGCTACGTGCGCAGATGGTTGCGGAAAATCCCAGCTTTGAAAATCGACTCCCGCAGGTGACGCAGGATAATATCCGGGAATTTGGCACAGCGGTACTGGATTATCAGCCCACGCAGAATGCTTTTGTTGATACACTTGTGAACCTTATTGGGCGGGTGTGGATTACGTATCGTTTGTTCACGAATCCGATGAGGGTGCTTAAAAAGGGCATTCTGGAGTATGGCGACACGGTAGAACTTGTATATACGAATCTTGCTAAAGCCCACCAGTTTGACCCGGCGCAGGCCGAGGAAGAATGGATGAAGCGTGAAATTCCTGACGTAAATACCGCTTTCGCGAAGCTAAACTATCAGGTATTTTACAAGCAGACTATTTCTGATGATATGTTGCGACAGGCCTTTATGTCGTGGCAGGGCCTTAGTGATTTTATCAGTTCTGTATTTAATGCTATGTACACGGGTGCGGAACTGGATGAATTTACCACGATGAAAAATCTGCTTGCGCAGTATGGCACGGCTGGCAAGTTCGCTGTTGAAGTAATTGATGAAGTAACGGATAATACGTCCGCGCACATGGCGCTTGCGAAAATGAAAGCTGTTTCTAACAAGATGGCTTTTATGCGCTCGGATTACAATAGCCTTGGTGTCCTTACTGCAACACCGAAAGAAAAACAGGTTCTTATAATTGATGCAGACACCGATGCATATTTGGCCGTACTTGGTTATAGCACCCTGTTCAATCTTGAACCCGCGAAGGTTCAGTATCGTGTTATTGTTGTGGATGAAATTCCCATTCAGGATACGCACGCGATTCTGATTGATGAAGATTTCTACGCAGTGTGGGATGCTTTGCAGAAATTTACCCGCGATATGAACGGGCAGGGCCTGTACTGGCAGTATTGGGCACACTATTGGAGAATCATGGCAGTGTGTCCTTTTGCGAATGCGGTTGCGTTTGTTACGACTGCCCCCACAATTACAGGTGTTACCGTTTCACCCGATGCTACAGCCGTAAACAAGGGCACCACTATTCAGATGAAAGCTACCGTAACAGGTACGGGCCTTTTCCCGCAGGGTGTGACGTGGGCTATTTCAGGAAATTCTGACAGTGCGACCACAATTACACGGGACGGTGTACTCACCATCGGGAGTGCAGAAGTTGGCCCTGTAACGGTAACTGCAACCTCTATTTATAACACAGAAAAGAATGGAACAGCTACTATTACTGTGAACGGTTAAAGTTTATAGCCGGGCGGGTAATACCGCCCGGCGAATATAAAGGAGAAGAAAATGGCAATAAATCCCAACACGACAATTTATTTATGCGCTGGAATCCCCTGGGGAAACGACTATGCGCATGTTAGATTGTTCCAGAATATGGAAGAACGTCTTTCTTTTCTTTCCACAAAAATTGTTGCGACACTTGACGGTGCAACTTATCAGCGTGACGATAAATTTGTTTCGTTTCCTGCAAATTATGAAACGATTGCAAACTGCAATTACATGTATTATCGAAATAACAACCGCTGGTACTTTAATTTTATTACAGATATTCGCTTCCAGAACGAAAACAAAAGTGACGTGTATTTTGAACAGGATGTTTTTCAAACATGGTTTGCAGATAACACATTGAAAATTTCTTTCGTTGAACGTGAGCATACAAATGACGACACATTTGGAAACAACCTTGTCCCCGAAAATCTGGAAACGGGGGAATATGTTTATAATACCAACATTACATCGGGTTATGGCACAATTTACGATTTTACTCCCGGAATAATTATAGGTGTTTCCGAAAGACTTGACGGAGCGGCTACATCTGATTTGCTTGATAACACTTTTACGGGGTTATCATACTATTATGCGAAAAAAGAACGCTTTGATGTTGCAGTTAATTTTGTGGAAGAATATGCAAAAAGCGGAAAAGCGGACGCAATCATTACAATTTTTATGTATCCTCTGGAACTGATAAACGTGTTTGACGCAAGTCCTAGTTATGGTTGGGTTAGTGGTTTTGGGAATGAAAGAATTTACGGAAACAAACTGTTAAACGTTTTTGCCCCGCTGGATGGCTACACTCCAAAAAATAATAAAATGTACTCATACCCTTACAGGGCGCTTGAAGTTTACGGCTCCGGTTCTGGAGGTAAAGAATACCGATATGAATATTTTGATTTTGACGCTCACGGAACAAATGGTCCGTTTGTATTGTTTAGCGCTTTAGGGGGTTCTGCCCCTATTGTTGCAACACCTCTTAACTATAAAGGGCTTAATATCTGCTTGGATGAAAGTGTCACAATGAATGCGTTCCCGACATGTTCATGGGTGAACGATACTTTTAAAAACTGGTATGCTCAAAATCAGCTGGGATTAAATATAGGTGTTGTCACCGGAACAATTGCAGGCGCACAGGGTGCAATAACAGGAGTTCTTACAGGAAATTATGTAGGTGCAGTTGATAGCACAGTAGGCGCAGTATCGAAAATTCTTGATACAATGGTAACTATTACACAGCACCAAATTTTACCAGATTCAGCACGCGGGAATACTGCATCTGCTAATGCATTTTTTGCTAATGGTCAATGGTATTTTTACATGTTCCCGAAATGCATTCGCTACGAATTCGCAAAGCGTATTGATGATTATTTTACTATGTTCGGGTACAAAACAAATGAACTTAAAATCCCTAATTTGTACGGTAGAAAATCATGGAATTTTGTAAAATGCACTGAATGTAATTTAATAGACAGTATTCCTGTTGTAGCACACAATCGAATTAAACAGGCATTTGAAACGGGTGTTACTTTTTGGCATACGAATGATATTAAAAATTATGCTCTTGATAATTCTATTGTTTAGGAGTTTAATATGGGAAAAGCAAAACATAAAGCTAGGCCGTCTATGCCATTGTATTACTGGTTAGAGCAAGATGGGTGTTGGTACTGTAAGGATAGAAATAACTGTAACCAATGCAAAGCAATACGTAAATCTGTGAAAAATAACCCAAAATTAAACCCTAAGCACGAAAAGAGGTGGATTGAATGGCAAAAAAAGGAATAGGCGGTAGAGATTATCAGTTTTTTGATTCTCTCGCTTTAAATAATGTGACATACAACGAATATACAATCCGATTGCTCAACATTGCACTAGCTCGCTTTAAATGGGAAAATGTGCCAAAAGGGATTGACATCCGTTATCTCGAACTAATGCTCATTACACAAGGTTCAGCGCTGGTTTTTTATGAAGATAGTTTGGAACAGTTTTTTGGATTGGGGGTTGCATACACAGGCCCGCTCAACTGGTATGGAGTACCGTCTGAACGAAGTGCAGTTGCCGCAAACGGTACACCTTTTAGAATGTTGGATGAAACAAATAGCGTGCTAATTTTTAACAACATGGCAAGAACAGGGGATGCCTATATTATAAACGAATACGCAAAAAAGCTCTATGAAATTCAGCGAAATGCAGAAACGAATGCTAATTTACAGAAATTCTCTGCTTTCATAGCGTGCAACGAAAAAGAAAGATTGTCACTTAAAAACTTGATTATGAAGTTGGACGGCGGTCAACCGTTTATTTATGGTGATAAATCCTTGAATCTTGATAGCATAAAACCCATTAATTTGGACATTCCGTTCATTGCACGCGATTTGCTCTCCGTGAAAACGGAAATTTATAACGAAGCGTTGACAAGCCTTGGTGTTGTTTCAGCTTTCACAGATAAACGGGAAAGGCTTGTTGCAAATGAAGCCGCCGCCCCGTTTGGTTCGCTCGAAATGATACGTGAATCTTACCTGCATGAACGAAAACAGGCGTGCGAAAAAATAAATGAAATGTTTGGCACTAACATAAGCGTAGAGTTTAATTCTGAAATTCCAATTGTGCCGGAAATGGGCGGTGAACCAGAAAATGAGTAATTACACAGTGGAGTTAAGACAACTTATTCAAAATGGTTATGATATCGGTTTAAAAGATTACCCGATTTTTGATGAAAAATACCGTGACACACTTAACAACAAAATCATAATGCATTATTGGATGAGGGAGATTGGTGCAGAAACAGCGGGGCTTTTTAAACTTTATCTTAACCGCACTATGACTGAAATAATGCCGTATTATAACCAACTCTATAAAAGTGCTCAACTTGACTTTGACCCTTTGAATGCTTACAATTATGTTGAAACAAATATGGAACTGGAAAACGTTGAAAGTGACGGTACACGCACAGACACAGCAGACGGAAAAAGTCTTTACAGCGATACCCCGCAAGGGTTGTTAGATAATGGTGCTATTGCAGACGGAAAATATTTAACTTCTGCGACTTTAAATGATTCCTCAGCTTCTTCGACTGCAAACAATTTGCAGAAGCGTGATAGGAATTTTGAAAAGAAAGTACGCGGAAATATGTATCATAATTTGAGCGAATTGTTGAAAGACTACCGGGAAACATTCCTGAACATTGATATGGAGATTATAAACAACCCGGAAATACAAAACTGCTTTATGAAACTTTATTAAAGGAGATAAAACAATATGGATTTTTTAAATGTGGTTCGATGTTGTACCCCCGCTTTACCATCTGCTTATGCTGATGCACTATCTTATTATGACGCTCTGTGTAAATTGCAAGGGGCTATTAATGAGTGTATAAATATATTAAATGGCTACTTAAATGAAGTAGATAAAAAAATAGCAGAAGCTATACTCTCTGAAAATATTTGTAATATTATAGAAAGATTACAAGCGGTTTATATCCCGGATTTAGAAGCTATCAATTTTGGCGTGAATGCTAATTTTGTAAGTAATCATTCTGTAATCGATGAAAAAATGATTATAACAAGTGAGGTGTGTAAAAATGGCTAATATTACTAAAATTCAAATTGGCAAAGAAACATACAATATATCAGACCCTACTAGCGCGAGTGAAATTGAAAAAATCAATAACACAGATGTTCAAGATATCACAGTTGTTGGTGAAGTTTTAACTATAACATCTAAAAAAATAGGTGGTTGAATATGGACGTAAAACAATTAAAAGTCGGTGGAGTTTTTTATAGTATAAAAGACGAAACAGCAAGAAATAACACCTCAACTAATACTAATAATATTAACAAGTTATTTGATGAACAAACATTTATTAACGTTAGTAATTCAATTCCACCCGGTATTCACGAAATTTCCGATATTCCGAATATAAAAAAATTGTATTTCCCTTCGGGAACATGGACTTTTAATGGTGAAAGAACATTTTCAAATTGCCAATTTTTGGGTGATGGTGCCGAAACCTTTATAAAAATTAATGGTTCTGTGACTTTTAGTAATTGTGTAATCATGGGAATTAAATTTGGTGGAACGTCTGGAATTACGTTGGATAACGTTGCTAAACTTGATAACTGTGTAATTGATTGCACTGATTATCTGAATGTTAATACAATTTCATGCGGAATGACACAGAATTGCGATGCTACATTTACTAATTGCTTGTTTGATGGCTCTAACAAGGGACAGTTCGCGATTTGGTGTAATAATACTGTTGGAACAAAAAACAAACTTAAAGTGGAGGGTTGCACTTTTAAAAATTACGTACTTAACGCCATTTTTACAAGTGCACCGATTGTTGAGATTGCACATTCAACTTTTAACAGAAATCATCAACAATCCAGTCCAACTGGTGGCGGTCAAATAGATTTTAAGGATACGACAACCGATAGTGTTTGGAAAGTTTCAAATTGTCGATTTTTTAACCCATCTACAAGCACATCTGGAATAGAAGTTGAAGTTGTAAATAACACTCTACCATGTCTAATGATTAACAACTGTTTTATCCGTTCTGTAAATGGCGCTTACCCAATTGCATTGCAGGGTGGTTGCTACGTTGTATCTTGTAACAATAAATTGTTCGAAGGTTCAGCTGGAATCCTACTGAATGGATACGCAAGAGTTGTTTCGATTGGAGATTATAACGCTGTCACCCCTAAATATTCGGATGAATCTAAAGTTACAGAAATTGCATTTAAATAGTAAAAGCCCGCCGTTTGGCGGGCTTTTCTTCACTCAAAAATTGTATCCTTTGGTTCAAGTACATAATCGTTCGGGTTCTTCCAGTATTCATCTTCAACCTTTTTTAACGCCTGTTTATAGCTGTTCGCCTCAACATAAACAACTGCTTCATGGACTTCCTTAATAGTAATTTTAAAATTCATTTCCTTATCTCCCATCCAATCATATTCTGAAAGGTTTTTCTGTCCCTTTCACTGTCTATATTATACCATGAATTGTTTTGTTTGTATTTGCATT